GCGTGACGGTGATAAGACTGTTGTACAGTTTGCGCTCGCAGGCTTTAACAAGGAAGAACTTTCAGTCAAGATGACTGAAACAGGTTATCTCCGTGTCTTGGCCGAGAGGCCAGAACAGAGCGAAGTCGATACTCCTGATTATGTCTACAAGGGCATTTCAGACCGAGCAATTTCTTATGACTTCAAGCTCCCGAATATGCGGGTCGAATCATCCAAGTTCGTGAACGGCATTTTGTCGGTGGTTCTCAAGAAGGAAATTCTTGAAGAAGTCAACGTACAGATCGATTAATCAACACAACAAATGTGCTCTTAACCGGGCACATTTTTTTGAAGGGACACTAAAATATGATTGAAACATTGCTAGCATTTGCATTTCTTCCGTGGTTTCTGGGCATCGTGTTGTTGGGTTGTTTTGTCGCTGCATCATACCACGAAACAATTTCAGTCGCCATCATTGGCGTTCTGGTGGTGGGTATTCTCGCTTATTTCGCATATGACATCAACCCGTTCATGTGGATTTATAACAATCCAATAACAATTGTGCTTGGTGGTTTGTTTTATCTCGCAGCGGGCGCCGGGTGGTCAATATTCAAATGGGGCAAAAACCTTTCGAGCAAGATTTTGCAAGAAGAAATGCTCTTTGCAAAGAAGCGGTATAATCAGGAAAATCCTGGCGCTTATGAATATGATTACATAAAAGCATATTACTTCCCGAAAAGGGCGTTGTCTGTTCACAACAAAGATAGGATTGCTACGTGGATTTTCATGTGGCCAATATCCGTTGTGTCTTATGTCCTCGGCGAATTCCTGGTCGACATCTTCAATAAGATTTACGACTTGTTGGGCTCCGTGTATGACAGGATGACAAGACAATACGCCCCATAATACCAAACACATTTAGTGAAATATCAAATGCCCTTCGGGGCATTTTTTATTTGTGAAAACATATGGTTTCCCCCACAAGATTGTATAATTATTAGACACAAGGAGAATAGATGTTTTACACAAACGTAGAAAAATATGGGAAGACAATATTCCATAGAGGTTATGATGATGACGGAAGTCAGTTTTTCAAAAAAATCGAATACGAGCCCACACTTTTCATTCCCAGTAAGAACGACGACACAGAATACAAAGCCTTAGACGGAACTCTGTTAGAGCCGATCGTCGTTGGTGACATGAAAGAGACAGATAATTTTATCAGAAAATATGCTGATGTCTCAAATTTCAAATTCTATGGGCAAGAAAATCACGCATACAACTTCATCGCAAACACTTACAAAGGTGAGATTGTTAGCGACAGGAATCATATCAGAACAGGTTTTGTTGATATTGAGACCGAGAATGAATTGGGTGGCTTCCCTAACGTAGAGGAAGCGAATGAAGAAATCCTGATCATCAACTTGTTTTTCAGGGGAAAATATTACTTCTTCTGTACCGAGAAATGGGGCAAATTCGTTCCCAACAATCCCAACATAGAACTCAGATCGTATCCTCAAGAAACCGAGATGTTGACAGAATTTGTCAAGTTTTGGCAGGATATTAATCTCGATATCATCTCCGGCTGGTATTCAGAAGGCTTCGATATTCCCTATGTGATCAACAGAATCAAGAGAGTTCTCGGGGCAATGTATGTCAGGAAACTGTCTCCGTGGGGTATTGTCACCAACCGTGAAGTTTTCAATAAGGGCAAGAAACAGAATCTGTATACCATCTACGGGATTAACCATCTTGACTATCAGCAACTGGACATCAAATTCTCTGGCAAAGTGAGAGAGAACAAAAAACTCGACACAATTGCTTTCGAAGAACTGAAGATGAACAAGCTAGACTACTCAGAGTTCTCGTCTTTGAAAGAGTTGTATCGAGGCGATTGGCAGAAGTATTGCGAATACAACATGCGAGACGTTGAAATCCTGCCTAAGCTAGAAGATAAGTTGATGTTGATCGATCTTGTGATTGAGATTGCGCACTATTCAGGCACAAACATGCTTGACGCTTTCAAGAACACAAGAGTGTGGGATCAGCTGATTTACAGACACCTTCTCGACAAGAACATTATTGTTCCCAAGAAGAAGGCGTTCGGAAATTCAAGTGATGAACAGATCGCGGGCGGGTATGTAAAAGAGACGACGCCTGGTATCTAAAAATGGATTGTCAGCTTCGATTTGAACAGCCTGTATCCCTCTTTGATCAGACAATACAACATATCACCAGAAACCTTCATGGGCATTGAAGATATCAACATCGATCTATTGGTCGATGGTGTGGATCATCAGATTAAACATCTCAAGAATGCCGGATATTCGGTGTGTGCTAACGGAGCATATTTTAACAAAGATGGTCTAGGTTTCTTGCCTGAGTTAATGCAGATGCTTTATGATAAGAGATCGGCTAACAAGAAATTAATGATCCAGGCAAAGATTGCGGCCGAGAAAATCACAGACAAAAACGATCCCGAGAGGAAGAAGCATGAGAAGCAAGCGGCTATCATGCACATCAAACAGAACACGCAAAAGACCATTCTTAACTCAGGTTATGGAGCTATCGCTAACGCAGGCTTCAGGTTCTTTATGAACGAACTAGCGGAAGGAATCACTCTATCTGGTCAGCTTTCGGTTAAATGGGCTGCTAAGAGACTGAACGAATACTTAAACAAACTTGGAAAGACCAACGGATATGATTACGTCACGGCTATTGACACGGACTCGATCCACATATCATTTGAGAAATTGCTTGACAATACTAAATTATCAAGAGACGAAATTGTTGCAAAACTAGACGCTCTTTCAGAGAAGGTAATTCAGCCAAAGATCAATGAGATTTTCTTGGAACTGTTTGGTTTCATGAATGCTTATGATAACCAGATGGTCATGAAACGAGAGACTATTGCCGAAGCTGGTATTTACCTCGCAAAGAAGAAGTATGCGTATCTTGCAAATGACATAGAAGGTGTCGCATACAATCCACCAATTCTCAAGGTCACAGGCATTGAGATTGTTAGGTCTTCAACACCTTTGTTCTGTCGTGAGAAGTTGAAGGAAGCTGTCAGACTGATTCTCAAACAGGAAAAAGAACCGCTCAGAAATTATGTCGACGTTGTCAAAGGTGAGTTTAAGAAATTGCCTTTCGAAGCTGTTGCGTTCCCGAGAGGAGTTTCTGACGTGACGAAGTATAAGTCATCGTCGAGCATTTATACTAAAGGAACGCCTATACAGGTTAGAGGCTCCTTGATGTACAATCACCTGTTGAAGCAACACAAGTTGACATCAAAATATGAGGAGATTTATGATGGTGACAAGATCAGATTCTGTTATCTGAAACTCCCGAATCCAACGTTCGAAAATATCTTATCGGTGCCAGACAGGTTGCCGAAAGAGTTTAACCTCGAAAAATATATTGACTTTGACGAACAATTTGACAAGACATTTATGTCCCCACTCAAGCTAATGATCACAGCAGCTGGGTGGGAAACACTGGAAAAACAAGCATCATTTGGAGATCTCATTTGACAAAACAACCATTCGATTATGGGTTTACATCCCATTCAGAAGATGAACTGAAACCTGTTGCCGTGTTAGACACGAGGGCCAAGGAAATATGTGATATTGTGCTGCCTTTGATAGTTGCTCTATCTGAAGACGCTGACAAGAAAGATTACATCAAATGGCCAAACAGAAAGAAACCGCTGAAAGAAATGCACGATAAAATCAAGCAAATCCTGAATCAGTAATTTTTTGGAACGTGAATCTGACACAAAAGAACATATAATGGACAACTATTAAAAGGAGACTAAATGAAAGACGACGCATTTCTACAGATAATTAAAAAAGTTGAAGGGTATGACGATAAATTTAAGGTTGGCAAGGGATACATCAATACTGGATGTTACGTCCTAAACGCTCTTGTTTCTGGTTCGATATTTGGGGGCATTGCAAGCAACAGAATAACCGGTTTTGCTGGTGATCCGGCAACAGGCAAGAGCTATCTAACATACGGACTGATCAAGAGTTTCTTGGATGACAATCCCGAAGGCAGGGTTGTTCTGTTTGACTCTGAAATAGCAATTGACCTCGATGACTTGAGAGATAGAGATATTGATGTCGAGAGATTGATCATGTTGTATCCAACTTCTCTACAGGAATTTAGGACACAGTCAACGCAAATCATTTCAGGTTACGCAAAAATGAAACCTGCAGATAGACCGAAGCTGTTGTTCGCGCTTGACTCTTTGTCAAACATGCCTTCTAAAAAGGAAATGGTTGACGCCGAAGAAGCAAAAGATGTTGCAGATATGACCAGAGCAAAGACGATCAGATCGATCTTTAGGATTTTGTCCCCTCTTTTGGGTAAATATTCGATACCTATGGTCGTGACTAATCATACGTATGATAACATCATGAGCATGTATGGGGGCAAGGAAATCGCTGGTGGTGGTGGTATGAAGTTTGCCGCGTCGACGATTATCCAGTTGTCAAAGGCACAGGATAAAGATGCAGATAACAGCCTCAAGGGACTTATCCTGACAGCAAGCCTTTACAAATCTCGTTTCACAAAAACAGGCAAGAAGGCAAAAATGAATCTTGACTTCACTAAGGGACTATCGAGGTATTTTGGTCTTCTCGAGATCGCCGAAAAATACGGAATTTTCCCGAAGGTTGGTAACAAATTTGAGACACCAGAAGGCAAGTTCTTCGGAAGTGTGATATATAAACAGCCAGCAAGATTCTTCACAGATGATATTCTATTGAAAATTGATGAAGCATGTAAGAAGGAATATCTGTTCGGTAGCCAAGATGATGAAGTTGAAGATGATTTCATAGAGGAATTAGACGACGATCAATCAGACGATGAATAGGAGAGTTTTTATTGTCAACCAAGTCATTGATGATATTGTCGAATGCCATACATGATAATGAATACGCAGGCAAAGTATTACCGTTCTTAAAAGAAGAGTATTTTGAATCTGAAAGTGAACAGGTAATTCTACAAGGAATAAAGTATTACACTGAAAAATATCACGATTTGCCAAGCCCAGAAGGCTTGGCGGTCGTTATTGATTCTGAATTCACACTAAACGAGAGGGTTGACAAAGAAGTAAAAGACAGTCTGGGTAATATGAAAAACATCGCCATTCAGAATCATGATTGGATGATGGACATGACCGAGACTTTTTGCAGGGATAGAGCGATCTATCTAGCAATCTTGAAGTCTGTTGATATCTATGAGAAGAGAGAAAACTTTGATGTTGGAGCCATCCCAGATCTCTTAAAGGATGCTATCAGTGTGTCCTTTAACACTACACTCGGTCATGATTACTTCCTTGATAGTGAAAGAAGATATGAATACTATCACAGAACAGACATCAAAGTAAAATTCGACCTCGACGACTTCAATACTATAACCCGAGGCGGTTTCTCAAAGAAAACTATCAACATATACTTGGCTATGACACATGCAGGTAAATCAGCTTTGATGTGTCATCAGGCAGCAGCAAATCTTAGAATGGGCGTTAACGTTCTTTACATCTCGCTTGAAATGTCAAAGGAAGAGATTTCAAAGAGAATTGACGCTAACCTCCTTGACATTGTTTTGGACGATATCGACAAGATTCCAAAGGAACCATATCTGAATAAGATTGGTTCTCTACAAAAGAAGACAGCAGGCAGACTTATCGTTCAAGATTATCCGATGTCTTCTGCTCACGCGGGTCATTTTAGAGCTCTCTTGAACGAACTAAAACTGAAACAGAAGTTCATCCCAGACATCATTTATATCGACTATCTGAATATCTGCGCCTCATCGAAGGTCAAGATGGGAAACAATGTAAACTCCTATACAATGATGAAAAATGTATCAGAAGAACTAAGAGCTTTAGCGTTTGAATTTGACGTGCCTGTTGTTACAGCGTCGCAGTTCAACCGTGGGGCCAACGGAAGTAGTGACCCGGACATGGGTGATATTTCAGAATCGTTCGGCGTGAACTTTGGCGCTGATTTTATCTGTGCTCTAGTCGTTGATGATGATCTCAAATCTAGAGGTCAATTGCTCATCAAACAGTTGAAGAACAGATACTCAGACATGAACTTCAAAAACAAATTTTTTATAGGCTTTGACAGACCGAAGATGAAGTTTTATACTGTGGAGGAGAATGAGAGTTCTCCTAAACAAAGCCAACCGGTAAAACCTGGCGAAGCAAAGCCCTTTGGGAAATCTAAGGACTTCGCATTTAATAAATTTTGAGGACAAACTAATGACCAAGACTTTAATAGCTGCGTATACCAAGGTCGGTTCCGACTATCCCGGATACATCAATATAACCCGCAATAAAACGGGCATCGTGATTACGGTACGTTCTGATCCTGAAATAAGAGAGGGCACGTATATTTGTGGTCATTCCTCTGATAAGGGGAAGGCGGGGCGCTGCACCCCAGGTGACGTGAGATGTAATAATTACTGTAATACGGCCCCGGATAAAGGGCCGATGCAAAACTCGCCCGCGGCGTGTACACGGGTAATCGAAGGGAACACATCAGTTGTTGAATTCAAGGTAGATGAGTGGGAATCCATCA